ATCTAGGGTTATGCGCGCCCTCACACCTGTCTCCAGGTGATCATGCCATAACCTCACTACTCCCACTCAGACTCCCGTAGGATAACTCACCCCCTCCACCGCATATAAGCCGATGGGCATTAGTCCGCCAAGACTAGGTGAGTGACAACTCCTCTACGGGCTGTTCCACGTGTGGTTGCAGTGCAAAACCCAGGTCCAGTAACAAGCAGATCAAGTCACAATCGTAGCCGTGAAGCCCTTCAAGAGTGTGTTTGACATCAGCTTCCAAGTACCGAGGGCACCGGAGGTTGCAGTACCGCCTATGGTATTATAGGTAACGATGACGAGGCCTTGAATGGCCCGGTCAGTTTCCTCATTAGAAGGCGTTGCTATAGTAGGGTCGACGTTGAAGATCTTGCGTCTATACGTAAGAGGAACGCGAAACAGAAAGCGTTCCCAAATATTAAAGTTCTTAACGTTGGCCACTTGTTTAACCATGGTGCCACGCGTCGCATCAGATGCGGCTTTAAAAGCCACGATAAGCTCAGGATTGTCAATATAAGCTATGAAAATACGCCCAGCAGCTTCAGTTGAGGAAGGACCCACAGATGGGAGCCACTCAATGGAGGCTGAGTTGTACTTATATTCCTGATAATGCTTAATGACGTCATTGGCAGCACGGTTAAAACCTTCGCCGCTACTGCAATCTAAACTATACCAATCAGCACCGACGTTAGCCGTAACGGCTCCCGAAGGTGACTGAAGAGAATAGCTGGTGCTAACTAGGTTCTGGCCGTTGAACATCATACGCATGCGTGAACGCGTGGAAGCGGGAGCAAGCATGGGGTTCGATTTCTGTTGGCGCGAGGACCTGCGTGAGACTGGTTTCTTTCGTCCTGTCATAGTGGTAAGAGTTGATTGATAACTTGGCGATTATCAGCTCCCCAAACGCTCTCATCGAAATATTTCTCGATAGATTCCTGAGCGTCTGGACTAATGCCAGTCATCTTCCAAAAAGAGTATCGTCCATACGGGTCGGGATGGTCGTGGCGGCACGCAGCATTGAGACTGCTCCGATAGTAGTATTGGTACTCACGATCCCAAGACCCGGAATAGTTGCCGGGCAAACCGAAGCGGCAAAGCATACGGTAGAAAGAGCCAAGCACCGGCACATCAGCAGCTGTGGTCATCCCACAGTTACCAATGTCTAGAAGTAGCCGACGGTACATATCAACATTATGACCGAGATTAACACATGAAGCGTCCTTACTGAGACAAGTAGCCGGTTTACGTACCATACGCCAGATGCCATTACAGCAAACTGGTTGTGTTTGGCAAAATTCCAACTGCTCGAACTCATAGACAGGTTTTTCTCGTACAATATCGAAACCAAAAGTGCGGAAATAGCTTTCGAGGTTATTCAACGCACTAAGGTCTTGCTTATTGAGGAAGATGAGACAATCGTCACCATTATTTGCGTATTCGAAAGGTATATTAAGACTAGTGAGATAGGAAAGTGACATCAAACACATAAGGAGCTTGTTGCCCATACTTGTGTTCATATCACCCGACATTCTAGATCCCTCAGTCTCATACTTAAAATACCCATCGGATGCGCGTGCCACACCGCGGTTTTTGATCTGCATATTCAACAGCCACTTCAAATGCTTAGAGCGGAACAGCGCGTTATACACACTGTGCTCAAACTGGAGTGCTTGGACTGATACATGCTGGTCAAACCGGGACGCGTCCATGCCCACACAAACAGGACTGTGTAAACGGTCCCACTTTGCACGAAGGTGGGTAGCCTGGGCGTACGCGTTGTAAGGGCTCATAATGGTGGGAGAGCCGAAAAGGTTATCAATTGCATCATACATCTTGTGCTCCAAAGGCCGGAGATAACAACCTACTCCAACGTTGTAGCGCGGATCCCTCGGCTGAATGACGCGAGGGGCGGGGTCCGGTTTCAACGAAAAGTTGTGTTTTTCGGCCTTGACGAAAGTTTTGAGAAAGGCATCCCTGGGCCGCACAGGCAAAAAAGCGAGTGCGTCAACTGCTCTTTGATAAATAAGTCTCCGTGGTCCCTTATAGAAACTCACGAACGTGTCGTGAGCCACAGGGGATTGGTGACCTAAATCGCAGACCAGCTTGTCGCGATAACATGCCAATCTCTGTTCGAAGATACGCCCGCGTGGAGCCACGGGTTTCAAAAGATCTCGATTCCGGAACAATACACGTTCGCCAACCCCGCGACACAGGTTGGACAAACTATTATTGTGAGTCTGCACATTGTGGCCTAGGAGATAGCGACTCATGGATAACATCCTCCTAGGTTTGACTGTACCCGTTAAAACTGGAGAGATACCGGGGTAGACACCGGGTACTGTGTCTACCCCCTCCAGCTTATCTGGGCACCATCATGCAATGGTGGCCCGAGGGCCACCGAGGTCGTTAGCGACCTGTCGACGGGTCTTAGTTAACTCAGTGAAGTTCAGGGCAAGGGCAGTGAGCTGGGTGCGACTAGGAACGAAGACGAGCTCAGTGGCAATATCAATGTGGTCATTGATATGTCTGGCGATGAGTCCCCGCTCGACGCAAACATCGAAGATGTACTTGCGGACGACGAGTCGGTTCGCTTCGTTTCGAATAGGACACCCGAACTTGGCTTGTCCTTGCTGAACAAGATAATTCCGGAACTGGGCCTTTTTACGGACGGCGCGGCCGACTGCTTTTGCCTCAAGAAGCTCCTCTACACCGGTGGAATCCTCAAAGGATTCGGCCGTTGCAGTGGTCTCATGTAGGTTTTGCAATTCGGACGCGACGGCGACATAACGCTGGCGCAACGTTCGAGAATTCCACCAATGGTTGACACGAGAGTAAGCAAGTTTCCCCACAACAGCTGTGAGTGCTAGGGCAGGGTAGGCTGGGGAAAACTCCATCGGATAGTTCTCTATCAACGAGATAAACTTGG